CATATTCTAATTCAGAATGTAAAATCATTGGAACCTGATCGCTGTAGTTTAGTTCTACAAGCACATAGGCTTCATTGTATTCTTTTGCAATTTTATGTATTACGTTTGGATATAATAAAACACTTATATCGTTATTTCTGTATTTTGCTACTAATTTGTATGGCGCTCCAGTTATATCTATCACGGTAAAAGCTGAGTAATCCTGCCCAACTCCCTCAGCAGTATCAGCTACTAAAACATAGGTATGTTTAGGCTCAGGTTTCTCATATACATCCAAACCATCTTTGGAAAGGATAGGATTGTTAAAGGACATTTGAGCAATCGTATCAGCACTAATTAGGGTTAAACTAGAGCCAAGGAAGTTACAAAGAACCTCTTGGTTAAACTTAACCTCACCGAGAGTTGCTTTCTGCTCAGCTGCCCATTTCTCATCACGACCAGGTATTTTCCAATACGGAATGAATAGAGTTACAAATCCGTTTCGCCCTCTCTCAGCATCATTCCAAAACTTCCAAAAATGATTGTAGCCATAGGGAGTGCTACTTAAAAGAATCTTTGTTGTTTGACCAGCAGAAATCGTAGGATAAACCGATGTAAAAAACTCTTCAGCTACTGTGTTTGGGATAATGGCTGCTTCGTCAACATACAGTAAGTTTACGGATTTACCACGAATACCAGAACGACCAGTTGCAGCTGTAAATACTTTTGATCCGTTTTCTAATTCAATGTCACCTTTGTTCCAAGTTAGAACACCTTGCTGCATCCAATCAGGTAATCCCTCATACATTATCTGATAACGATCAAGAACTTCTCGAGCAGCATCCTTTTTGTTGGCAAGAATGGCTACGTTTTTATTTGGTTGAAATAGAGTATACCAAAGAATGTAGGCTGCAGAAGTAGTAGTTTTGCCTTGCTGCCGACCCTCCATAAGAATAACTCTGCGATTCTCATGTATAACTTTAAGTTTTTCTTTTTGACAGTCGTATAATTTAAATAGCTGAAGACCGTGATCAAGAGTTACAATATAGCAATAGTTTTCTACGAAATAAATGGGGTCGGTAGAACATTTGACGTATTCTTGAATTTGCTCTGGTGTAAACTGTACATTGACACCAGCTGCCTTTAGATTCGCATTTGAATTATATACTTGTGCCATAGCACCTCATTAATTAGAGATCGTCGGTCCAGCTCTCATTTGTTATCGTTACAGTTCCTGGGTCACCTTCTGCGGTATAAATTCTTGTCGCCTTTTGGAATTCTGGATCTTCACCGACGTTAGCAAATACAGTATCAATAACTCCAGTATTGGAGAGACCACCATATAAATTTAATTTTAATGTAAAATTGAGAGTATGGGTTACGAACCTACGAGTTTGAAAGTCGCCTTCGTAGTCATCCTGCACTGCCACGCTATTTAAAATTACAGGAACATCCTGCACTATGTTCATAGCTGGAACAGAATTAATCATTAGCGTATAATCTGGTGTAAAGGTTGGAAGAATTTGCTCGATAATTTGCAAACCATCTTCCTGAGTTTTTGTTAAAACATAAAGAGCAATGTCAATGTTATAAGGGACTGGTGTGAACAAACTTTTCATAGTATCTTGGCTCGCATCAATGCAACGAACTTTATTCATTCTATTTGCTTTGCGCGCAGCATCATAATTATATCCAGTAATCTCGAAGGACAATCTTGGTAATGTGGTATAAGTATTATTCTGTAAGTTTGGATCTGAATCTATTCTAACTATCCACTTTTCTTTTGGTGCATATGCTAGTGGAACTTGTAAACGCTGTATCGTTTGTCCACTTACAGAATCATCTTTTTTTCTATCGATGTAAATGTTACTAAAAAGACTACCGAAAGCAACGATAGTGCTTCTAATAATTCCGTGATAAAATACTTTTCCGTCTAACATTACTTGAGTTCTTCAATAACGCAGTAAGCATCGCCTGCTGTTCCGACCGCTGGCATATTTCTTGCTATTACTGTTACTCTGTAAATTTTATGGAAACTAGCATCAGCGAGAACAAAGGTTAAAGTGTCGCCAACCGTAGCCAAATTTTGCACTAATTGATAGTTTGTATTATTCGCATTAACAACTGCAGCGCCAGATAAAACATTTCCTGGATTTGGAGAAACTCTATATACACTGATCGATACATTATTAGATGGATTGCTATAATTATACTGTACATCTAATGTGCTGTTGTTATCTACAATCTTTATAGTAAGATTATCTCTAGTGGCATTTTGTTGTCCGACAACTATCGTAGCAGAACCACCATGTGTATTAGTATCAGTTTCTGGAATAGTTGGTTTATTTGTTAGGTCATTATAAGAACCAGAAAACAGTGTTGGCTTATTTGTTAGATCTGCGTAAGAACCACTAAATGGAACTGCCCATGACAGAATAGCTCCGTCTGTGGTTAGGTATCTTGCATTATTTCCAGTCTGCGAAGGAATTAAACCAGCATTGTATATCTCGGTAAAGTTCGCATTTGTTTTAGTAAATGCAGTGCGGAGCGGATCACCTGTTCCGTCATTTGCTGCAGTTCCAATGTTAATAGTTTGTTTAGCCATTTTAGTTTGTATCCGTAGTTACTTGATCTTCGTCAGCAGTAGTTCTGGTTGAATCTGCTCTGCCAAAATTATATGATGTTATAACTTCACCAAATGGGTTATCTGCGTTAAACAGAACATCAACTGCCTCGCGCTTAAATTGATTGTTGTCACCAAAAGAATCAGAAGTTTCAACTTCTACATTCTTGGTAACATCAAATGTCTTAAGTTCTTCAAATACATCAACCTCAGGTATATTTGTATCTAGTCTTTCAGAAGCATACTGGAAGAGTTCGACTTGAAGTTTGTAAACATATAATCTACCAAGTTGATAGAATGGATCCTGATGTGTTACAAACTTAATCTCAAACAAACCTTTGGTCAATGGGAAGTAGAGAAGATCTCCCTCGCATGGGCGATTGGGGAGAATCGTAGTTCCATGGACTCCAATTAACTGATCCCAGCGTTTTCTTGCAACAGTAAGAGTTGCAGATTGCTCTAGCATTAATCCAAACTTCTGTATAAATGCACCTTGTCCCGCGAAGGAGTCAATATTATCAAAGTACATTTCAATTGGATAGCTGTTTTGAAATCTACTTAAACGATCTTCGCCAAGAATTTCATCTTTTGCTACCAATTGCCTAGGAATGTAAAATAAATCCTTACCATAAATCTTCAAAGATTCAATGATGAGATCTTCAACAAGATTCTGCTCAGAAGTTGTTCCCTGAGTGAAGTAAGAATTTGTTGGCATAATTATCCTAAGAAGAACTCAAGTGGAGCAGACTTGGTCATTAACTCATCTTCAAGTTCTTTAATTTCTGTAGTTGCTTCGTCGTATAATTTATCACCATCAAGTGTTACGCCACCTGGTAATTGAATGCCTGAAAACTTTTTAAGATTTGTTCCCCACTGCTTTTTAAACTTTGCAGTTACGTAATGTTTGAGCCAGAGTTCATCCCATACTTTGGAATACTCTGCTGGGTCTAGTGCACGATAGCACTCAACAACAATAAAGTCGCCAAGCGCAACATCAGACTCCCAGTTAACATCTAAGAATAATTTGTTCTGACGACGATTAAATCTAAATTGTGGGTGACCATTTAACTCTAAGTCTAGCAGAGCCAAATGCGACATAACTGTTTTGTAGTAAATGATCGATGTGGATGTCAGATCGTAAAGATCGTTCAAACGCAACTGATATTGCAGATCAAATAGATTTTTTGAAGACGATGCTTGGCTGAATGGAAGAATACGAACCACGCCATAAACTGCATCTGGAATATCAATGTATCTTTTATCGTATGCGCCCAGTGTAACTGCTGGTGTTCCAAGAGTTGCAGTTACGTTACTGTTTGCACCACGAATTGTTTCGCCGACAGCGAATGTTCCAGTTACGTTTTTAACCAGAAGTGTGTTGCCAGAAGAAGTGCGGCTAGTTTCTTTTACACAAGTAGCAGTAGCACCAGAAGTTAATCCTGTTACTATTTCAGGAACTGCAAAATTCTGTGCGTTGTTTGTTGTAAGTTTAAGTTCAGAAGCACTAATCAAATGCTTCATGTAAACTTTCTCAATACCATCTGGATGATACAGTCTCCAATACTCTAAAGATTCGTCAATACGATCTTCTAACTGAGTATCATCTACGTTAATCTCAAGAACAGGTTTACCTAGTTCTCTGAGACAGTACTGTTTTAGTTGTTCTCTTGTTGTTACTGGCATGGAATGAATCCTTTTTCTTTATTTATTCTGCTATTATTTTAGGATATTTTTCTGTAGCCTATTCGCGTTTGACATCTATATTCCTTTAGAAGAACCAAACCTGCTTCTTAGTTACAGGCACTCCATTATAATCATACAACTGACTTCCTGGACCAGTTACAAATGACGTATTTGGATACTGTGAAAATCCGTTTGTTATATTTAATATATTATTTTCTGACTGAATCAACAACTCGCCTCTAACTTGAGCCTGGAAATACAATAATGTTGCATTTACGTCATTAAGCCAAGTAGCATTGATGTAGTTATTATCTACATCTACATAAATTATATCTCTATTCTCATTGTATATTATTTCTGGAGACACTACCTGATAGTCTAATCCATCAAACCCCAGTTCTTCACCTATCATCATATATGTATCTGTTCGTTTTCTGGGTATATCTTGTACTAAGTCTATAAAAAGGAAACCAGAAACTGTTGCACTATTTGGTTCATAGTTTAAGGAATCACTCAACTCATACGTATTAAGATCTGCAGTTATCATTAGATCAGTATAGTAATTATAATAAATGTCTGGCGAATATACACTTATAGAAAGTAGACCCATATCTGGAGTAGTGACAGCATTTGCAAAATTAAAATCTAGTTCGTCTTCAATTGTATTGTCTCGTCCAAAAATAAAAACATCACCATGGAAAACATCCATGTTATCGTCCATAGTGAGGCTGCCCTCACTAATTTCAAAATTTAGGTCTACTGAATAAGGATAGTACATTTTATGAACTAATTACAGAACCTATAATTTTGCCACCATTAGCACCTACTACTCTAATTGCAACGCTAGTATCCGCGCTGGCTGAAGTGGTAATAGTTTTAGAAACTGTTCCATCAGAAAATTGAAGTCCTGGCAACCCTGTAGTGCTAATAATGCTTAATGCTACACTCTTTGCTACTCTATTTCCAAGATAATCATACACATTAACATTAATTGTGGAGTTAATTGTAGTTCCTTGGTAAGTAAACGAAGTTGCTCCAGGTGTAGTAATACTTACTGTTTGCGCTACATCTGCTGTAATAACATCGATATAATTACCAAAACAATCATTAGTTACTGCAACATCAGTATCAAATACCTGAGTACACCATCTACCATCTTTATCTTTAAATAGACGGGCAGCATTGTAAGACATTAACGAACGTAACTGATATAATCCACTAGTTTCATTTAATGAGAAGATAGCATCAAAGTTTGTAGAAGAGCCGACATATAACTGTCTCCAGTTTGTATCCATTGGGCAGAAATATCTTGGAGTCCATGTTGCAGTTTCAAATTTACCCAAGTATGTAGCAGTTGAAGTTCCATCATTCAATGTCCAGCTATAAACAACAAACATAGAACCAGCTCCACCCTGCGAAGAAAATCCATTCGCAGCAGTAATATATCCACCAGCATTAGTATTGTAAATACCTAGATGCAGACGCTTGACGCTATTGCTATCGATACTATACCATATACGGTTTGCAGTAGATCTTCTGTGATTTGAATTGTTAAATGTTGAGTTTGCAGTAGCATTATGACCCATAGCAGCATAAAACTCTTGGGCTTGTTGCGTGGTCATTGTATTTGTATACAAAGTTTGCGTATCTACTTGAGTAGATAAATTAATATTAGTTCTGTAAATATTAATGCCTTGTGCTGCTGCGTCTGCGCCAGTAAATGACATCATATAATAACGATAGTTAGATTCATCATCTAAATCTGGCTGCGAAGGAACTACAATACCACTTACACCTTTTTTATAATTTTCTAATACAGTTGTAGTTGAAGTGCCAAAATTAACGACTTTAAGTGATAATCGATCTACGTTATCTACGCTGGTATCAACACCTTGAATTCCACCATTGCCTGAATTGTGATGCAAATAATAAAGATGATTAGCTGTTCGTTTAATAAAAATACGAACGCCATAATCAAATGTTCCTACATTGTGAGCGTGACTAGGATATCCACCATGAATAAATTCTGTTCTATTATTGTTGTTGCTAATTGGACTTCCTATTGTAACTGCAAATTTAGTATTTACACCACTCCCATATATTTCGCTGTCTAGTCGTTGAACTGTAGTATTTTCTACTGTTCCATGTCTTAGTGCGTTTTGAAATCCTACTTGGGTCGATGCAGCAAAATTTGCAGTGTTAGTAGCAGGATATGCATATCCAGAGGTGGTGCCAGCGGTAAAATTATTAGTAACTGAATACGTATAAGTAGAACTTAAAGTATTTCCATAAAGAGCCTCATTATATGAATTAGTATAAATGGCAGAAGTTGAGTTATTATTAGCTGTTGCATATCCACCAACCCTCATCAGAGTTTTAGGATAAAAATATGTATATGTTCCAGATGGGGATTCTACAGGAATGAATTGATTCCACGCAGATTCAGAAGATAATATAGGTTTAACAGTTCCACCACTAATTGTTGTTGTAGTCAGAGAAACTGATGAATCTCCGCCAGAAACACCACCTGTTGTTGCCTCTCCAGTTGTTGAATTTACAACCGATACGTTACTTGGAACAACACACAGATTCTTAAAGAACCAATTACCATATGAATTTTTTTGGGTACCATAAGAATAGAATGTATTTAAATTATACTCTGCAGACCATCTACTACCTAACAAATCATAGTTGTTTCCAACATGAGAAGGTTCAAAAATTTGTTGTGCAGCAATAATTCCAATATATTTGGATCCTAGCGGTACAACACTATTATCTTGACTGCTACCAGCAGTTATATTTAATGCAGATGAAGCAGCGACAGTGTCATAAACAGGATTCATTGAAATAGCATTAGGTACTGCATTTCCTGTCGTCGCGTCAAATCTCTGACCATTAAACACAAAGTTTGTTCCTTTGTATCCATAGTAAATAATCTGATCTTTTGTTAGAAGATTACCTAGTTTTCTGTTGTAAAATTTTGCCATTTTATTATTCCTGTGGAGTTATGTCTTCTGCTGGGACATCAACTATTTGATCTTCGTCAACTGGTTGATTATTTTCTGGTAAAAATTGTGGGTATGCGCTACCTAACCATTGCAATGCTTCTTGCTCATTAGCCCATTCTGCTTTGCTATTAAATGGATTAAATGGTTGATGTAAAACAACAGAATTAGTTTCTGAATCAACCACTTGAATTATTTTATTCTGGAATGTAAACTGATACATTTTATTCTCCGTTACGTTGCTGTATATAAAAATGATACATAAAGATCTTGTGCTCCAATACCATCGTTTAACACGTCTACAGTTATATAATCATTAGCGCCTACGCTTATGTCTGTATTATTTTCTACAGGAATTGTGTTTCCAATAGTTAGTTGGTATTGTGATACGCCATTTTTTGACACAGCAACAATAACTGATGTTTGACCAGCAGTCAATAATCTTGCTATGCACTTATCAATTGTAATGTTTTGAACAGGATACCAGCGTGTTGAAGAATTGGTAGAAACTGTTCCCTGTAAATAACTTGTAGCTACTCTTTGTCCACCCCCTCCAGTGCTTTGTGCAGCTATAGTTATAGTATCATTAGCTGCATCAGTAGTAATTGTAACATTCGAACCAGCCACCAAAGTTAACGTATCGCTAGTGTTATCAGCGATTACACTAGACTGTCCAGATACTGCAATACTACTAAATGTATTTGCTGTTGCATTACCAGAAATAGTAATTGTATCAGTAGTAGAATTGGTAGTTAGAGTTATCCCAGTTCCAGCCACCAAAGTTAACGTATCATTTGTACCGTCAGCAACTACATTAGATTGTCCGTCTATTGTTATAGTAGAAAAAGAATTGCCTCCTGCACCTAAAACAGTAATTCCAGAAAGTTCTGTATTGGCAGTATCGTAAGTTATATCTCTGGCGAATTTTGCTAGTTCTTTTGCGTTTGACATTCTATTCCTTGATCTTTAACTCCAGAATGCGGTAACACCAGTTCCACCACCACCGCCTCCTCCACCGCCACCACCACCGCCTCCACCACCAGTACCACCTGTGAGTGCACTGTCAGTTAATTTATTAACTTCTACGACTGTAGTGGAGAGTATTCGTGGAATAATGAATGTTTGATTCCTACTAACTGCAACAGGTATAACTACAGGTGATACAGACTCTAATGCAACTACTTTAAATACAGTCGTAGTAAATTTGGTTCGTAGAAGATTATTTTGTAAACCGTATGTTATTCCACCTTCATAAACTGGAACTAGTGTTCTATATACAGTTGTCACTGAGTTATTAGTTTCTACTTGCGCAACAGTAGTATTTTCTACATTATATACAGCTCTAGTTCCTGTTAAATTATCATTAGTATTTACTAAAGTTTCCTCTAACAAAAAATTAGAAAAATTAGAACCTGGTGGTGTTCCGTTATTAACTTGAACTACTGATAATACACTGTCCTGTATTGGCGACGCATTTGCAAACCGACCAGAATTATATAATTTTAATGGTGGTTTGATGTCAACAGTTGAAGCAGTTTTTACCTCAACTGTTGCCGTTGTAGGTCTTGCAAATAAAGAACTTTCTAATGCCATTAGAAGTTTACACTTGCTACAATATTGTTAACACCGCCACCGCTAATAGTTAAGTTTACTGTAGTGTCAGCGCTTGCGCTAGTACTAACTGTAAGATTTTTACTACTATTTGATGTAAATAACATACTGCTACCATCAATCGTCAAATTAATGCTTGCTACCACTCGCGCACCAGTGCTGTCATATGCATTTACGGCAGCAGTCGTAGCAATATTTGAACCAGTATACGTGTAGTTAGCAGCAGCCATTACAACTGTTACTGTTATTGGAGTGCTGGGAGTTATAGCGTGTATTGTTGCAAATCCTTTTTCTCTACTAGTTCCCCACAATCTATTTGTTGAATCTAATCCCAATTGACGGAACTCAGCTGCATAAGATCCTGTTTGCTCCCATCCAGTTGAAGGATTAAATGAGTAGAATCTGGTAGCGCCTGCAATAGGAACAACTACATGAGTTCCTTCAGAATTAATTGCCATAAAGTTTCTTGGCATCGCATTAACACCAGGGAATGTAACTTTACTGTGATATGTCAAAACATCATCACCAGTACCTGAACCAATTGTAAATGTGAGCATTGATCGTTTCTTATCAGTACTCCATCTAGAAGCAGAAGAACCAAAAGTAGAAGCCATATCGCATATCCAAAAAGTTATATAATTTACACCACCAGTTGTAAATTGATATCCTTTTGAAAAATAACTATTATTGCTAGAAGCAGCAGCACCTTCCAATGAGTATCTTTCTGCATAAGTAGCGTATGTGTCAGTGCCAGGATATGTCATTGTACAGTTTGTAGCTGTTACGGTTCCAGCGGCAGCATCAAATACATATCTAATTGGAGCAAAAACTCCACTAGCATCCCAATGAGTACCATAAAACACACGGCGATCTGCAGTAGCTCTACGAATATTACTTGGAAGACCTCTTCGATAGTTTTCGTTTAAACTGCGATAACTATTTGTAATAACTTGCGTTCCAGTTGTAGAAGTTGGATTATATTTGTAAACCTGATAATAATTATAAAGATTGGTTCCTGTACCAACCCAAACATAATATGGCCAACCAGCATTGTCTACACCCAAAAAGAAGTTTTCATATCCAGCTGTATTTGATATCCAACTATTATATCCAGTTAATCCTGTTTCATATGATGTCCAAGCTGAAATTCTGTTATTATTAGCATTACTTCTAACAATACCCCACATTCTATTATTAGTTACATCTTCATAGAACATATGAGAAGGATGATAACTCCAGTTACTCCAATAAAATGCTTGATCAGTTTCTGCATTTGCTCCAGTTATATAATGTAAGTTATAACCATTATCACCTGCATTAACACCACCATCACCATAAGCAGCTATGTAAATATGCCTTCCGTTAACTGTTCTCCATGTTCTTTTCGCTGGATAATTAGTTAAATCTAAACTATTATGATAGGTGTCATATCCCATAGAAGCATAAAATTGACTATCTGCATTAGACCAACATTGAATAGTGCTTTTTGATAAAGTTAAAACTGCCCAGTCATTTTGAGTACTTGTTCCTGTATATGCATCATTATAAGTCCAATGCCAACCAACCATCCACGCAGGTGCTAATGTTGTTTTATCATAGGCTTGTGTATTAATAAAAATTCTGTTTTTGTTTGGATTTGCATCTTCAACAACAGTTAGGTATGTATTAGCGATTCTATTTACGGCGATTTCAGGCATTTTATTCTCCCTCCACAGGAGTGGTTTCTACTGGTTTATTTTCTTCCCACCAAGCAAGTGCTTCCGCTTCATTCGCCCATGCTTCTTGAGTTCCGTCGTTTGTAGGTTTAAATGGTTGATGTATAAAATGTCTATCACCCAGATAAACATCTAAAACACCATCACTAAAAACTACCTCATATTCTTCGTTCATTTGAATTTCCTTTATGCTCTTGTATAATTTAGGGTTACTGTTAAATCAGATCCTGCAACGCTGCTACCTATTTGAGTAACCCCTATAGTTACATAATAACTGTAGTTTACACCGATAGATGTGCTAACTAAAAGAGAAGCGTAAGTGCTATCATCAATCGTAACTGATTGAACAGCACTTCCATTGACTTTGATTGCTACAACTATTGCAGAACCTATTGGCGCAGTTGTAACTCTGGCAACTACTGATTTAATATTTACGTTTGTTCCTGGATACCATCTAACTCCAGCATCGCCAACAGTTAGCGTCCCTGTCTGAGTATATTGTTTTTCAAAAGTTAGTTGGTCATTGATCCAGTTTCCTGCATCATATTTTAGTATTTGACCAGAAGCTGGAGATGTAATTACAACGTCGCCAATATTGTCTATATTGCTAACTGTTGTGGAATCTGTTCCATTAACCCAGTTAGTTCCGTTGTATTTTAATACCTGACCATTTGCGGGGGAAGTGAGGACAACATTTCCAATATCATCAATGCTGGCTATGCTGGTGTTGGTTATTTGACTACCATCGCCAACGATTGTTGTCGCATTGATTGTTGTTGCATTGATTGTGGCTCCTGTGATAGTTCCACCAATCGTTGCATCTTGTCCGACTATAAGACCTCGCTTGACGCGAAAGTCTTTTTCTGTTGTTGCCATCTGCTTCCCTATCCACAGATATTAATTGAATACTACTGAGGTTCTACTTGATCCCAAGAAGTTGTTGATTCATTCCAAGTATATCTTTCACCATCGTTTGGATATGGAGTTGGTGCTTCCCACAAGCAGGATGTTTCATTCAGAACCCAAGACTCAAATGGCTTTGGTGGAATAAATGCATCTCTTTGTGCATCGTAAGTGTAACCAATTCCTGCATAGTTTTTACGCAGTGCCTTAGTCTGATCTTCGGATGGATCATTAGAGTTTGCCTGATAATGAACACCACCACGAGTGTTGTAAGAAGTTTGTATCCACTCTCCTGGGGAAGTGTCTACGAATGTTTCAAAGAATTCTGGTTCTGCCACAATGACTTGTGTAACAGTACCACTAACTACTTTCGCAAAATGTGCCATTGTTGATTTCTCCTAAAAGAATTATTTATTACGCTGTAAATGTTCCTGATGATGTAAATGTGTGGTAAGTGTACCCGTCAGATGATGTAACAGTTCCACCTGCACCTCTTTGAATTCCCTGATAACGAATAATAATTATACCAGATCCACCAGTTCCACCCTGAGAAGATGGGTCAGAACTTCCTTGCCCAGATCCACCGCCTCCGCCTCCAGTATTTGCAGTTCCATTACTTGCAATAGAACCTCCAGCTGTAGAACCTTTTCCATTTCCACCTCCACCAGCTCCACCAGTTCCAAAAGCTGCGGTTGGATTTGATCCGCCACCACCACCACCTGCATATGTAACTCCATTCAACCACTGATAGCCTGCTCCACCATTACCTGGAGAACCTGAGGTAGCATTGGCACCTACTGCGCTAGCTCCACCACCTCCACCAGAGTTATATGATGGATTTCCTATAGAGCTTCCACCAGCAAATCCTTGTCCTGTTGTGCCTGCTGCACCAGAACTGTTTGAATCTCCTGTTCCTCCTCCACCACCAGAACCACCAGAAAGTGCAACGTGTTGATATCCACCACCACGCCCACCACCTATAGCAGTTAAAGTAAATCCAGTACTATTTGAACCACTAGCGCCAGTAGTAGTAACTGTTCCACTAGCTGTAGTTCTCCATCCAACACCACCAGCGCCAATAACTAAACTAAAAGAATCAACAGTCGAGGAAACTGTTCTGGTTCCATATAAGAGTCCACCAGCTCCTCCTCCACCACCTGTCCAGCTTCCGCCACCACCTCCACCAGCAACAATTAAATAGTCAATTGAATATGTTTGTGATGCTAATGTTGTCCATCCTGTTCCGATATATACTTCTAAAGCATTGTTAGTTGTGTTCCAAATAATTGTTCCGTTTGTTGGACTCGCTGGACGCGATGCAACAATATTAATTAACCCCTGCGAAGAGGGTAATTGAGTAATTCCGTTTGTTCCGTCTATAGTTACTGGCATTTTAATTTATTAAGTATCTTAGTATTACTATTCCTGAGCCACCAGCGCCACTCGTTGACTGGTAACTTGCATTTGTTTCTCCAGATCCACCACCTCCACCACCAGTGTTTGCTCCAGCATTACCACCTTTACCGTTGGTGCTACTTGTGTTGCCATTTAGACCTGGATTTCTACCTTGAGTATTTCCTAATCCTGGTCCAACATATCCTGATGCTGCACCACCAGCACCACCTCCTCCACCTGCTCCTCCATTACCACCACCTGTAGCGCCAGTCCAACCAGAACCACCACCACCGCCAGCATAATAGAAATTGTTACCGTCTATGTTTGATTGTATTCCTGCACCGCCAGCTGCTCCTGTAGATGTTCCATTTGCCCCTACTGCTGCTGCACCACCACCTCCTCCAGCGAATACATTCGTTGCTGTTCCACCAGCAAAACCTTGTCCTGTTGTTCCAGCACCTCCTGCACCAGATCCATATCCGCCACCGCCACCTGAACCACCAGAATTTCCTGCTCCTTGCCCTTCTCCACCACCTGCTCCACCACCAATTGCAGTTAATCCAAAAACAGTTGTGTTTGATCCGTTGTTCCCTCTACCAGTTCCCTCTGTTCCTGTAGTTGAAGCGCCACCTGCACCAATAACTACTGCATATTCATTTACGGATGGAGTGAATGTTCCAGTTAAAACTCCACCCCCACCACCTCCACCTGCAATATCATCGCCACCAGATCCACCACCTGCGACGATTAAGTATTCGACAGAAGTATTACCTCCAACAGGAATGCCTGTTACAGAAAATGTTCCTGATGCTAAAAATGTATGAATTCTATAGTTACCAGATGTTGTTATTGTTCCACCTGTTGCTTGAATGCCAGTTAAACTTTGAATAGTTATCCAGTTATTACTATAATACATTTCCAATACATTTAATGTAGTATTGACACCAAATGTTCCATCACTTGGAGTTGCTGGTCTGTTTGCAGTCGTCCACGAAGGCATAACAACACCATTTGGTGCAACGATTTGAAACTTACCAGATGTGTCTGCCTCGACACTAAATCCAGTTTGAACTGTTGTTCCTGTTGTTATCGTGGTCATGATGTGAATGTTCCAGATGATGTGAATGTGTGGTAAGTATATCCACCTACAGATGTTACTGTGCCACCTGTACCTTTTTGTGATCCAGTATAACGGATTACTACAGTACCTGAGCCTCCATTTCCACCACTACCTTCAAATGCTCCAGTATTTGTATATCCACCTCCACCACCTCCACCACCAGTGTTGGAAGTTCCATTAGTTGCATTTCCGCCAGTTCCCCCAGCACCGCCACCACCAGTACCACCCGCTGCACCTGTTCCACCACTAGGGTTACGAGCACCACCACCTCCACCACCAGCATAATAATTACCAACACCAGCTGGCCATTGGTAACCTGCTCCACCTGCACCTGGCGATCCACTAGAGGCATTGGCGCCTACACCTCCTGCACCACCTCCACCTGCACCAGAATTGTTGTTACTTCCAGATGTTCCTCCTGCAAAATTTCCTGCTCCTGCAGCAAGACCTGTGCCGCCGCCACCAGCCTGTCCACCGCCATGACCACCGCCACCACCCGAAGCGTTTGCATTATAACCACCGCCAGCGCCACCGCCATTTGCAGTTACGGTAAATGTTAATGGTATTACTATTGAAGATGCGGTACCAGAAACACCTGCAGGATAACTTCCATTTTGTCCATCATAAGCTCCATTACCACCAGCACCAACTGTTATGGTAAATGCTGTATTTGCTGCAACTGAAGTTCTTGTTCCTGTTTTAACCTCTCCTCCACCACCACCGCCACCGATAGTTTCGCCACCACCGCCACCACCACCAACTAAAAAATATTCAATATCATAAATTTGTGATGCTAATGTTATCCAAGATAAACCTGTCCAAACTTCCAGTACATTACTAGTAGTATTCCAAATAATTGTTCCGTTTGTTGGACTACCTGGTCTAGATGCAACTGATGGTATACCAAGAGATAAATCTCCGCTAGTAGCAGGCAGTGTAATTACAGTGTTTCCTGCAACAGCAGGTGCTTGTAAAGTTATGGTACCAGATGTCGAACCAGCGAGGACAACTTTACCGCTCATAGAACAACCCATCTACTTGTTGCTGGAATAGTGACAGTTACACCAGCAGCAACAGTTATTGGACCAGTAGAAGTTAATCCTTGATTTTCTTCTATGGTTACGTTTGAAGATATTGTTTTATTGTTTTTTAGTATGACACTACTTGTATCGGCATAACTACCACCTCCACCTGCCTCTTGTGTAAGAGTTCCAGTAGTGGTAGTGTTTTTTGCTAGTTTGCTAAGGTTACGTGTTCTGCTCATAGTTATATTTATTGGGTTGTAAATGTCCCTGCTGACGTGAAGGTATGGTAAGTATATCCACCTGACGAAGTTACTGTTCCACCTGCTGCTCTTTGACTACCAAGATAACGAATAATTAAAACACCTTGTGTTCCTGCTCCCCCGACACCACCAGCATTGCCATAAGATCCTCGCAGTGCATTTGAATTATCTGCTGCCAAGTTTCCAACTGCAGCTGTTAAAACTCCTGAAATAACCGAAGTGTGTAAATATCCTGAGCCACCACCTCCACCTGCCATAGTATTAGCTTCTGAATAGCCACCACCGCCACCACCAAAATAACCGCCACCACCTCCACCACCGTATGCGTAAGAGGCAGCATTACCACCTTGTAATGCGCTACCTGCAGATCCACCACCTAAACCACCAGCTCCTCCAGCAGATTGTGTCCCACCTCCACCACCATATAATGGTTTATTATCATATGGAGAGTATCCTATTTCTCCATTTGCACCACCGCCACCACCACCAGCATTTCCTGTTCCTGCTCTTGATGCTCCGCCACCACCACCACCACCAGCTATAATTCTTGCAGTTGCCTGCGAAATTGTTGTACCTAAAAATATTCCAGTATAACCACCACCTCCGCCACCGTATCTATTATCAGTGGTGCTTGGCATCGTACCACCACCCCCAAGAGCACCAGTATTTGAATTGACAAGACCACCACCGCCAATAACTACTGAGTAGATTATTCCTGATGTAGCTCCTATACTTCCTGTTGCTGCTCCACCAGCACCACCTGGAGCACCGTATGTCCATCCACCAGCAGTTCCACCAGCACCTCCACCGCCCCATGCAAATACTTCAAATTCAAAAGGTCCCATAGCAAGAGTTACCCAGTTCAATCCAACCCATACCTCTAAAGTATTTAGAGTTGTATTCCAGATAGTAGTTCCTGCAGTAGGATTTGCTGGTCTATTCGCTACTGATTCAATACCACCACCAAGTTCAACTGTTGAACTTATTTTAGATTGTGTTATTGCATTATTAGCAATACTATTCTCTGTCACTGCATTATTGGCAATAACATTAGATGTAATTTTAGTGAGTGCCATATTTATCTCAGTTTATGGGCAGAAGTTGGTGGTGTGAAGTTTGCAGTATATCTAGCATAACCATTAGTTATGCGCAAATCATCGATATAACCATTAAACGCGAAACTTGAAAGATCAACCCAGATACCTATTGAAAGTATATCATTTGATGGTGTTGTGCTGTTTGCAGCAGACGCTTTAGAAGTCCCATTTACAAATAATCTTAAAGTGCCAGATGCTCTAGTGATAGCAACATGAACCCATTGGTTTAATGGAAAATTATCTGGATCTGATATAACAGCAGTTCCACCAATATTCCAAGTTAATTTTGCTGCATCTGGATATGTAATTAATCCTCCGCCACTATTTGAAGCAAATAAAGTTTGACTTCCACTAGTTAATTTATAAACCCATGCTTCTATCGTATAATCACGACTACCATAATTAAAAGGATAAAATGATTTTATAGCAACATAATCTCCAGTCCCATCAAATACCATAGACGATCCACCGAACTTGCTCTGAGCAGTAGAAATTTTAGCGTCGCCTACAGTTTCTAAAATAGTTTTAGATGTTGCATCAAAAATACCAGCATTTGTAAAATTACAGAGTAATGAAGTATTGGTTACTGCTGTTACTGGAGATGTTGGGGGTGTAAATGCAGAAGTATATAAGGCAGTTCCTTTGATTAAACGAAAATTTGAAATATATCCGTTAAAAGTATTTGCGCCAGAACCATCAGCTCCAATGGATAATACCACAGCATTATTTGTTGAAGCCGCAGATGTAGTTGTAATAGAAGTTACTACAGCGCCATCAGCAAAAGTTTTAAGTGCAGTTCCTGATCTAGTTACAGCAAGATGATACCATCTCCCAGTTTTAGGAGCTGCTATTACTGTGGCGGCAGAAGCGAGATTCCAGTTACTACCATCAGTTGAGCCGTAAAATCTAAGTTCGCTCCCAATGATTGACATCATATATGAACCATAATTAGCATTAGCCCAACCTTTATCAAAAATACATCCTGATGCAACGCTATTAAAATAAACCCAGCATTCAATAGTGAAATCTGTCAAGCTGTCAAAGGCAGCATTATCTGGTACAGTTAAATAATCTCCAGTGCCGTCAAAATATGCAGAACCTCCATGGGTTGCTGCGTCATATGCAATATTCGGTGCAAATGGAGAAAAATTAAATATTTTAACATCGTTAGCTACTGTTAATGCAAAATTATTTGTAGAGTTATCAATAAATCTATTAGACTGGCAAGTTAACAGAGAAGTATTAGTAATAGCAGTTAATGCAGATGTTGGTGGTGTAAAGGCAGAAGTATAAACTAAAGATCTTGTAACTCTAAAGTTAGAAATATATCCGCTAAATGCACCGTCTCCAGTAGAATTAATTCCACCAATATCAAAGTTTGAACCTGCAGCATATCCTGAAGTATATGTTCCAGTTCCACTAACTGTGCCATTAATATAAACAGTAATATTACCTGATGAAAATGTTACTGCAAAATGTTGCCATTGATTTGCTATCGGTGTAAAAACTGCACCTGTTCCTTCGCTTCCAGCTTTTGCTATTTTGTTTGCTGGATAGTTTCTAATAATAGAACCTTCATTCGGACCACCATCAAATAATCCGATTACGCTACTGGTCGCGGGATACATCCAACACTCAATAGTGACATCTCCGCTAGCTGTTAATACGCCAGATCCAGATTTTCTTAAATAATCTCCACTACCATCAAAGTAATTACTCCAACCTGCTGGACTAAATGGCGAAAATGATCCTTGCGTGGAGTTACCAACTCTAGTTATTGTGAAGTTGTTTGATGACGAATCTAAAAATACATTATTATTTTTATTGTTTGTTCCATTTGCAGATAATAATAAAGAATTAAATCTAAAGTAAGCATCAGCAAGAGATATCGTAATGTTAAATGTCCTTGGACTATCTTGGTTCTCAGTATCAGTAGCAATAACTGTAAATGAATAGACAGTTTCTTCGGTGAGACCAGTTACAGTGCCAGATAATAAACCACCTGATGACAATGTTAATCCAGTTGGTAATGTACTACCAGATTGCAAAGCAAACGTAGATGCTCCTGTAGCACTTAACTGTATTGATATGGCAGTATCAGCTGCGCCATCTAATGCAGAACCAGTTACCCATGATGGTGTAGCAGAGAATGTAACTCCGTTGACACGAATACCAACTCCACCATCTGGATTTACAAGATAAACAATATAAGTTCCAGCGGCAGTGGCAGGAACTTGAGCACGAACAACAGTAGAACTTACAAATGTAGTTGATGTTGCAGGAATATTGTTTATCAATACCTGACAACCAGTGAGAAATCCAGAACCTGTTAGTTTAATATAACCGCCAGCAATATCTACAGCAGTATCATCAAGAACTGTACCACCACTATCTGTAACTTGTATATTCGATATCTTTATTCCTAGACCAGTTAAATCTGGTTTATCAGTTAAATCATTATAACTTGTTGTTAAAAATGCAGAACCTTTTGCTGTGGTTACTTCGATAACTGCTCCGTTTCCTGGAGCTTCTGAGAAAGTTAATGCTGCGCCAGAAACAGAGTAAGTATTTCTAATTTGGTTTACACCATCAATTACTACAGTAGTTTGATTTTCATTTGACGGTGTAACTGATAGTGTATAAACTGTTTGTGTTCCATTACCTGTAAATATATCTGAAACAAATGAAACAACTCCTGGTGCTAATGTCCAGGAGATAATAACAACCTCATCGTTTAAATCTGCGCCAGAGCCAAGTGTTACTGTTGTTGCATTTGTAGCAGTAAAGTCTGCTGGTAGCAATTTAATACCATTGACATAAACATCAACATATCCAACAGAGTAACCTGCTGATGTTGTAAATACTGTCTGTGATGCAGTTGCTGTAAACACATCAACTACACGAGAGCCAATTCCTTGTTGATCTAATTGAGTAACAACCCATCCAGCATTATAGTATACGCTTAGTTTGCCAGTGGTGGTATTATACCACAGATCACCAGTAGATGGAGTTGGAGAAGTTGGAGCAGTTGCGGACGTAGTAACTGCGGCACCACCAAGTTCTACGTTAGGATCTATCTTGTTTTGCGTGACTGCACTGTTTGCAATCAGATCTGTTTTAATTTGTGTTAGTGCCATTTTAGTTTAGAATGTTAATGTTCCAGAAGCAGTAAATTTGTAAACTCTATAACCGCCAGAAACAGTTACTGTTGGCGATCCAGTTGTTGATGAAGCAGCAAAGTATGTAGAAGGATAACGAATAATTACTATACCAGATCCACCATTACCTGAAATAATTCCACTGGCTCCACCTCCGCCACCTCCAGTATTAACAGTTCCTGCAGTTCCACTATTACCTGCAGCACCTCCACCTAATCCACCTGCACCAGATGTGCTTCTACCGCCTCCACCACCTCCACCAGCATAATAAGTTGATGTTCCAGATATATCGTATTGTAATCCAACTCCTCCTGGACATGTTGAGCCTGCTCCTCCACCACCTGCTGCACCAGCTCCTCCACCGCCACCACCAGAATATGATGGATCTCCATTACCTGCACCACCAGGATTACCTTGCCCAGCTACGAACCCTGTAGTTCCTGCATATGTTCCTCCGCCAGAACCTCCACTCAAACTTACATTTTGTGTGTTGCCGCCTCTACCACCACCGAATGAAGTTATTGTTGTTCCAGCACTAGAAGATATTACGGAATTTCCTCCATTTGTTGCAGTACCATCAATAGCAGCACCACCACTACCTCCACTACCAACAGTTATTGTATAAGTAGTTCCAGAAGCAGCAGCTAAAGTTGTTCCGTATAAAAGACCGCCTGCTCCTCCTCCTCCACCACCACCGCTACCAGAATTTGTAGAACCTCCACCACCGCCACCTGCAACAACCAGATAATCAACAGTAGATGGGAATGTTATAATATTGACTGTAAGGTTAAATGTTCTACTTGATTCTTGATTTTGTGCATCGGTAGCAATAATAGTGAATGAATATACAGTTTCCTGAGTTATTCCAGTTACAGTACCAGATAGTAAACCACCAGATGTTAAAGTTAAGCCAGCGGGTAATGTACTACCTGATTGCAATGTATAAGTTGTAGCATCAGTTGCGTTTAGCTGAACAGATATTGCTTGATCTACAACTCCGCTTAACGTTGAGCCAGTTACCCAAGTTGGTGATGCAGAAAATGTTACACCATTTATTTTAATGGCGACTCCACCATCTGGATTAACAACATAAACAAAGTATGTTCCAGCAGCAGTAGCTGGTAATTGTGCTCGCACAACAGTTGAACTAACAAATGTAGTTGATGTTGCTGCTACATTATTAACGATAACTTGACATCCAGTAACAAAACCAGTGCCTGTAATTTTAATGTATCCACCAGCAATATCTACTGCCGTGTCATCGATAACTGTTCCACCAGAATTGGTAACTTCAACAGTAGTAATCTTTGGACCACTGCCACCACCTCCACCGCCAGAACCAGCAAATGATATAATTTCAAAGTTATAGTTATTTGGTATAGCTGAGGAGAATGTCACTACGTTACCAGAAACAGAATAAGAATTTTTAAGCTGAACAACACCTTCTATAATAACAATCGTTTTATCTTCATCTGTTGGCGTTTCGGTTATTGTATATTGAGTAGTAGTTCCATTACCAGTAAATTTATCTACAATTACATCTAATCCACCACCCAGTTCAACCGATGAATCTATTTTAGTTTGCGTAACTGCACTGTTTGCTATTTTATCAGCTGTAATTGAGCTGTCTGCAATAAGATCAGTTTCTATTCTTGTAAGTGCCATTTAATTATTTATCCAGTAAATACGCCAGATGTTGTAAAGGTATGATATGTATATCCATCAGCAGAAGTTATTGTACCGCCAGAGCCACGTTGTGGACCAGCGTATCTTATGATAAAGATACCAGAGTTTCCTGGTTGTGATCCACCATGCCCACCACCCCCAGTATTAGCTCCATGAGATGTTCCACCAAGAGCGCTACTGTTTCCACCTTTACAGTAAATTGCATTATTCAACCATGTTATTCCTGGTCCTCCTGTCCAAAGAGCAGCTCCTCTACCACCAGCTCCTCCTCCACCACCAGTTAATGCTAATGTGTCACCTTGACCGCGACCAGCATTTCCTTGTCCATATCCAGTAGTAGAAACTTGTGTTGATGCGCCACCAAATTGATTATCAGCCCAGAATTCTTGATATCCAGCTGCGCCACCACCAGAACCACCTGGAGAACCGTCGCTGAGAGAGTTAAAATTAACAACATTACCGCCTGCTCCACCAGCAATAGCTGTAATCGTATAATTACTATGAACTAAAGTAGAATTAGTATCTGCTGCACCAACAGTTACTGTATATGTTTCTCCAGGTAGAACATTAAATTGATTTCCAGTCGTATAGACTAATCCTCCAGCACCACCGCCACCACCTGGTTGGTTTCCAGAACTAACCCCTCCAGTTCCTCCACCAGCAGCTAAAAGTATATCTGCATCATATCCATATTTTTGTTTGATAATAAGAATACCTGATCCACCACCTCCTGTTGATGCATAGGAACCACCCCCACCACCAGTTCCTGCTATTCCTGGCTGTCCTGTTTTTCCGCCACCACCAACACCCCCTAATTGCTGAGAACCATCTCCAAATGGTTCTCCTCCTCCACCACCGCCACCGTAGTATCCTCTGGTTCCTGTTGTAGTATTACTAGAATTAGTTCCTCTAATTGTAAAATTAGAAAACAGTCTACCAGCACCACCAGGAGAAGCATAGTTACCGCTAGCTGCTGCTCCTGCTCCTCCAGCGCCACCACCAGCACCTCCTGCAGTGCTACCTCCAGAATATGGAGCACCACCAGCATTACCAAATCCACCAGTTGCACTTCCTGGCTGTAAAGCTCCGCCAGAAGAACCACCGCCTGATCCGCCTGCGCCCCCATTAGAGCCACCATATGCTCCAGCGCCCCCACCGTATCCTATCCAATCAACAGGTAATGCATTTTTTCTTATAGAAGTATTACTACCAGCAAAACCACCTCCATAAGTGGCAGTTGATGCTGCTCCTCCTGCTCCAACTGTTATTCCAGTTATTGGATTACCACCAATATAAGAAACTGCAGCAGCACCTGTTCCAGCACCACCAGTAAATGTAATAGTTGGAGCAGAAGTATAACCGTTGC